GGGAGCTACGGCCACATTGCGGCGCTGGCTCACGCGCGCGTGATGGGCTTCCCGCGTGTCGCGTTCGATAAGCCTGGCGATCACGGCGTCGACTTCAAGGCGCTCGAAACTCAGGTCAATCAGCTTGGCAAGGACGTCAAGGATACGACGGACAAGTTGAAGGAGTCGGCCGAAACCGTCCTTCAGCAATATCGGACGGTCGGCGCCGCGTCGACCGAAGCCAAGGCCGCCGCCGACAAGGCGATCAGCACGGCCACCGAGACGGCTACCAAGCTCGCGACGCTGGAACAGTCTCTTGCCCGCTTGCGCGAGTCGGGCCTGGGCGGCGAGGAAACCAAGACCGCCGGCCAGCAGGTCGTGGAGTCCGACGCCTTCAAGGCGTTCATGGCGAAGGGCGCCAAGGGCAAGTTCCGCCAGGTCGTGACCTCGCTTACGACCGACGCGGCCGGCTCTGCCGGTGCTGGCGTGCCCAAGGACCGCCTGACGGGCATTCAGCGCTTCGCCGTCGAGCGCCCGCGCATCCGCGATATCCTGCTTCCGGGCCGGACGTCTTCGAATACGATCGAATACGCCAAGGAAAAGCTCTTCACGAACAACGCCGCGATGCAGACGTCGGAAGGCGCAACGAAGGGCGAGTCGACCATTCAGCTTGAACTCAAGACCGCGAACGTCCGGACGCTCGCGCACTTCCTGAAGGCGTCGACTCAGATTCTCGACGACGCGCCGGGCCTGCAAAGCCTGATCGACGCGCGACTCCGCTGGGGCCTCGATATTGTCGAGGATCGCCAGCTTCTGACCGGCGACGGAACGGGCGTCAATCTCGACGGCCTTATCAACAACTCGACCGCCTATAGCGACCCGTTCACGGTTGAGGCCGAGTCGTCCATCGACGTCATCCGCAAGGCGATCTTGCAGGCGGCCCTTTCTCAGTGGCCGGCTACCGGTATCGTCATGCATCATCAGGATTGGGCGCGGATCGAACTCATCAAGGATGCCAACGAAAACTATGTCGTCGGCAATCCGTCGCGCCTGGGCCCGCCGTCTCTGTGGGGCCTGCCCATCGTCGAAAGCCAGGCCATGACGGTGACGAAGTTCCTTATCGGCGCCTTCATTCCGGCGGCGCAGATTTTCGACCGTGAGGACACGGTCGTCGAGCTTTCGACCGAAGACTCCGACAACTTCCAGCGCAACCTAGTCACGATCCGCGCCGAGAAGCGCTTGACGGTCGTGGTTTACCGCGACGAAGCGCTGATCTATGGCGACTTCGGCGAAATGTCCTAAGCTCTATCGGGCTTGGCAAACGGGGGCGGGCGGCCGTATGGTCGCCCGTCCCTTTTTGCGCCAGGCGGTCCGATGCTTCGTCAAACGTCTATCCCGCTACAACGCGCCGTGACGCTTGCGGCCGTGAAGAGCCACCTTCGGGTGGATCACGAATTGGAAGACGACTTGATCGCAACGTATCTTGACGCGGCCATTGAAGACGCGGCCATCTATACAAATCGCATTCTGAATCAAGGCGAATGGGCCGCGACCTTCAGCGAATGGCCGGGCTGTTCGTCGTTCTACCTGCCTATCGCGCCAATTGTCTCTGTCGACGCGCTGAAGTATTTCGACGAAGCCGGCGACGAACAGGAACTAGACGGCGACCTTTGGTCGTTCGCGCCGACCTCTGACGGCGGCATCGTCACGCTAGCAAGCGCCTTCACCTGGCCGACCTTGCGCGAAGAGCCGGCCGAACAGATTTCGATTGAACTGACGGTGGGCTATGACGCCGATGATGGGTCGAGCGGCACGGACCCGGAGCTATTGCTTCCGCCGGTCATCAAGGCCGCGATCTTCCTCACGGTCGGCCATCTTCACGCGAACCGGGAGGACGTGATTGTGGGCCGGACGTCGAGCGTGCTACCGAAGGCCGCCGAACACTTGATGCACCGAAAGCGCATTTACCGATGATCGAAGCCTTGACCGTGTCCGGCGTGCTGATTGGCGCGGTAAGTGTCGCGAGCGCGGTGGGTTTTTTTGGCGGCTTCGTGGCGGGATGGATATTCGCCTACATCAAGATCGGCCAGGCCCGATGACGCCGCTTTCCGTCGTGATGCCGTACTACCGCAACCCGCGAATGCTGGCCCGTCACTATCGGATATGGTCGCAAGAGTGGCCGGCAGCCCTGAAGGACCAAGTCGAAATCGTCATAGTCGACGACGGTTCGCCGGAGCCGGCACTCGACGTCGAGCGACCTGACGGACTTCCGGCGCTGTCCATCTATCGCATCCTTGAAGACCGGCCGTGGCATCAGCACGCCGCGCGCAACCTTGGCGCCCATGTGGCCGCGCATCCCTTCCTGTTGATGACCGATCATGACCACGTCATCCCGGCCGACACGCTGGCCGAAGTGCTGGCGGCAAAGGATCGCGGCCGGGTGTTCACGTTCGGCCGCGTCGACGCTCCGCTAGAACCTTGGCGGTCCGACCATGCGTCGACCATGGAGCGCACGAAGCGCGCGAATGGAAGCCTAAAACCGCACGTCAATTCATTCGCCATCGCCCGCAAGCTTTATTGGGAAATTGGCGGATACGATGAAGACTATTGCGGCGTGTATGGCACCGATGGAGTCTTCCGGAAGCGGCTCTATAAGGCCGCGCCCGAATGCCATCTTGTCCATGCACCGCTGATTCGAGTTTCGCGCGACGTCATCCCGGACGCTTCGACTCGGGACGTCGCGCGCAAAGAAGGCCGCGACCTCGGGACGAAACAACGAATCGCCGACGAGAAGCGAGCGCGAGGCGCGGCCCGCAAGATCACCGTTCTAAATTTCCCTTGGGAGCAAGTTCATGGACCCGACTTCCACAACCGCCCAATTAGGACATGAGCTTAGGCCGTATCCGGTGGCGCCGTGGCCCGTCATGGGCCTTGGCGTCATCGTCGGCCCGAATCCGGTCTTCGGTCTTCAGCCGCTCGCGAACGCCGCGAACCGGCGGACCGTGCGCCAGGATCACGGCGCCGGCAGCATCGGCAGCGGAACGATAATCGGCGCCGGACTGATCCTCTATGCCGGCGTTCGCATCGGCGCCGACTGTCGACTAGGCGACCGCGTGACCATCCGCGAGGATACGCGCATAGGCGCGCGGTGCGTCATCGGAACGAATGTCGATATCCAATATGGCGCGCTGATCGCCGACGACGTCCGCATTCTGAACGGCGCCCACATTGCCGGCGGAACCGTCATCGGCGACGGCTCTTTCATCGGGCCTGGCGTGTGGACCGCGAATGACCGGCATATCGATCTCGCGGACTATCAGGATCGCGGCACGCGCGCGGCGCCGATCATCGGAAAGCGCGTCTTCGTCGGCGTCGGCGCCATCATCCTGCCTGGCGTGACCATCGGCGACGGCGCCATTATCGCGGCCGGTGCCGTGGTGGTGAAGTGCGTCGCGAGCGGCGCGAAGGTGTTTGGGATGCCGGCGAGTGCTGCCGCCGCCGACCGCGTCGATAACTTCCTGTTGAACGGTCGCTATCAATTCGACGGCCGCTGACATGCAGCGACTCAATGTCTGTTCGTTCTATGTCCATCGGCCGGCCGAAAACCCGCGCGGCAACAACTATCTGCCGATGCTCCGGCTTCTTCAGAAGTCATGCGACGCGCTCGACCTTCGGCACGTCGTCTTGACGGATCAGGCGACGGCGCCGGTTCTGCGGCAAGAGGGACTCGCCACATTCGAGGCCGCGCTGCCGATTTCGCTCATGCAGTCTTGCACCGAGATTCAGGCGCAATGGATGGAGCGCGGCGATTGGCACGGCGCCGATACAATCACGGTCGGCGCCGATTGTTTGATTCTTCAGCATCCCGACGACGTCTTTCCTAATACGGTCGCCGTCGACCTTTGCGTCACGCTCCGGCCAGGCCATGACCGCTATCCGATCAATACTGGCGCCATCATGATCCGCGATCACGCGCGGCGCCTGGCGGCCGAGACGTTCCGGACCATCGCCAACACGACGGGAACGAAATGGTGCGACGATCAGCGGGCAATCGAAGAAGCGCTTGCGCCGATGCCGGCTCGACATGGCGTCTTCGAACGGCGCGGCCTCAAGGTCGCCTTTCTGCCGATGCACGTTCACAATCAGTCGCCAGTATCGGTGAAGGACCCGGCGCGCGGTGCTTGCGTGCTGCATTTCCGGGGGAAAAACCGAAAGTACATGCCGGAATGGTGCGCGCGCCATCGGCCGGAGTGGACCGAATGAAAATTACCGTCTGTTCGTTTTGGGTGCATCGGCCGAAGGAATATCCGAAGGCCGCGCCCTATCTCGACATGCTGAAGATACTCGACGCTTCGTGCCGACGGGTCGGATATGACCACGTTGTGCTAACGGACTGTCGGACTTCCGAGGCCATCGAGTGCGCCGGCCTTACGCCTTACATGGCCGACCTGCCCGATAGCCTCATGCGGTCGACGACGGAAATTCAGGCGCGTTGGCTGGAGTCTCCGCACTCGCGCGGATGCAATACCGTCTTCGTCGGCGCCGACTGTATCATTCGCCAAGACTTCCGCGACGCGCTGCCAAAGTGTGATCTTGCAATCGCCTTCATGAAGGGCCACAAAAAATGGCGCCTGAATAATGGCTTCATGTTCGTGCCGGCCGACAGTCGCGAGAAGGTCGCGCCGCTCTTCCGGCTGATCGCCGACGATACCGGCGCGGCCATGTGTGAAGACATGATCGCGATAGAGCGGGCGCTGATTCCGATGCCGAAAGACTTCGGCATTCATCGGCGCCGGGCGCTCGACGTGGCGTTTCTGCCGCTCGACCGGTGGAATCACGGATATCAAATCAACCCGGCCGATCCGGCGAGCGACGCTTACGTCATGCATTTTATGGGTGATAGCTTCACCGGGAAGCCGTTGTTTTTTGAGTGGGCAGCGCGTCACGGCTTCGCGCGCCCGGTATCTAATTAGAAGCTATTTAGGTCTTCAAATGAACGGGCCACTTTTAGGACGTCAGATTGCAGAGGCGGCGCACTTCCGGCGGATTCGAAATGATACGCTTGAAGAGGCCGCGAAGGTCGTCGACCAATGCAACCGCGAAGGCCCCTATAACGCAATCGCAGCCGCGAAGAGGATTCGCGCGCTGAAGTCCGAAGAGTAATCAATGCTTGAAGTGATTTGTTGGAAGTGGAAGCCGGCTTATGGCTACCGCTCCACATTCCGGCCGCAGCATGTGAACATTTTGCGCGCCATGATCGCCCGGCACTATCCGGAGCCGTTTCGCCTGTCGTGTATCACCGACGACGGCCGCGACATTGACACGCGAGTCCGGATCATCCCGCTTTGGTCGGATCACGCCAAGCTGATATCGCCACACGGCCAAGCGAACCCGTCATGCTATCGCCGGCTCCGGGTCTTCTCGCGCGACGCGGCCGACCTGATAGGCCCGCGCTTCGTGTCCATAGACCTCGATTGCGTCGTGACCGGCGACCTTCGGCCGATATTCAACCGGCCGGAGTCGTTCGTCATGTGGGAGGGCCAGGTAAACGGCTCGCCCTACAATGGCTCCATGTTCATGATGGACGCGGGCGCCAGGCCGCAGGTTTGGGAGCAATTCGACCCAGTCGAATCGCCGCGTCGGGCGAGCGCTCTGCACTATGTCGGGTCGGATCAAGCTTGGATCGGCGCATGTCTTGGCCGCCACGAGTCCAAATGGACCCGCGCCGACGGCGTCTATTCATGGCGGATGCACCTTCGGCGGAATCGTGGCACTCTCCCGGCCGACGCGCGGATCGTCTACTTTCACGGCTCCGGCGGCGATCCGTGGTCGCCGGCCATTCAACGCCGCGCGCCATGGGTCGCGGAACACTATCGGGAGTAACGTCATGGTCGCCGGAAGTCTCGACAGGCGAGTTACCTGGCAGACTGCAACCGTTACGAAGGACGGAACCGGCAACGACGTCAAGACGTGGGCCACGTCGTTCGAAACGTGGTGCGGCAAGCTCAATCTGTCCGGCGCTGAATTCATTCAAGCCGGCGAGAATGTCGATGAACAGACGGTAAAGATCGAGCTTCGCGACCGTGCCGGCCTGTCGCCGGTCGACAGGTTTATTTTTGAGGGCAAGACCTGGCGAATTCACGCCATCACCGAGTCGCCGACGCGGCCGGAACTTCTTTGGGTGATCGGCCGCACGCGCGCCGACGGCTTGCCGGTGTCCGGATGAAGCCAAGCCTGAAATTCGAAGGCGCGAAGGAACTTCAAGCCGGCTTGATGGAGCTTGAAGGCGTGACGGCTCTTCGTGTCGTTCGGTCGGCATTGACCGAGTCGCTGAAGCCGGTTGCCGAGTCCGCAAGGGGCCGTGTCCCGGTGCGCGAAGGAAGGCTTCAGCGGTCCATCGGCATAGGCTGGCGATTGATGCGGCGACAGAAGAGCCTCAATCAGCCGATTGTGAGCGCGAGCGGCGTTGAAGCCTACGTCGGCGCCGGCCTGGTCGGCGGTAAGTTTGATGGCCGCGCCGCCCATCTTGTCGAATTCGGGACGGTTCATTCGGCGCCGCATCCGTTCATGCGGCCGGCCTGGATATCGAACCTTCAGGCCGTCTTCAATGGCTTGTCGCAAAGCATGGGCAGGAACCTGGCGCGCGCCGCCCGCGCGTGCGCGCGCAAAGCCTTGAAGGTGAAGCGGTAATGTCCTTTGAAGTCGACTTCCGCACGCTTCTCTTGGCCGCCGCTCCGGTGTCCGCGCTGATCGGCGACCGCGCTAATTGGGGCGAGCTTCCCGCCGCGCGCCCGCGCCCGCTTGTCTGCATGTGGAATATCACGCGCCCTGGCGATTATACGATGGACGGACCTTCCGGCCTGAATCATGCCTTCCTGCAAGTCGATTGCTGGGCTGACTCCTATCTTGCCGCGCTCGACGTCGCCAACGCCATTGAGGCGGCCTTGAGCGGTTACAAGGGCTTCGTCGACTTTACGGAATTTCAAGGCGTGTTCTTTACCGGCCGCGCCGATTCAAAAGAACCGGCCGGCGGCGCTCCGGCGCAACGATACAACCGTTCGCGCCTTGACGTTGAAGTATGGTATTCGGAATTCGACCTTCCGGACCTTGTCGAGCTTCAGGCGGTTGCCGACGCTTTCCACCAAATTGTTCATTACGATCTGCCATGGATCGAGGGGGACTAAATGACGGTAGCGTCTGACCTTGCGGACTTCCAAGCCGCTGTCGCCCAAATTTCGGCCGACTCCGAAATCTATACGCAATTGGTTTCCGGCCCGTCGAGCGGCGAGGGCTCGACCGTCGAGACGGAAAGCGGCACGGTCAAGACGCTGCCGCGCATCCTGTCCGAACTGGAAGCGCTCTATACAAGCTTCGTTTCCGATGCCGACTTGCCGCCGAACTCGACGGCCGACGGCATCGTCACGCGCCCCGTTGGCGTGCTGACTCTGTTGGGCCAAATCCTGGCGGCGCTTGCGAGTCTCGATATCACGATCAATCCCGGCGACGTCCAAATCGGCGCCGTCGAATTGAAGGACGGCGCGACGGACAACCGCGCGGCCCTGTCGAACGCCGACGTTGCGGCGAACTCAGTCGCCTATGGCCTGATTGTTCGCGTCGTCGGCTTGCTGGCGACGCTGGGCGAGGTCGGCGCGAACCCGACCGCTAACACCATCTTGGACAGACTGAAGGCGCTCGCGACGTCAACCGGCCTCACAACTTCGACTCTGCATGACGACCTGGCGGCACTCATCGTTCAAGTCGGCGAGGTTCATGTATCTCCAACGCCGAACACTTTGCTTGCGCGCATCAAGGCGCTTGAGACGGCGCTTGCCGCGACGCTCACGATTCAGGGCGGCGGCGCTGCCGGCGCTCCGGCGCCCGGTGTCGTATCGGTGCAGGGCATCGCCGACGGCCGGACTATGAAGATCACGAACGCGCGCGAGGACGGAACCGTACTAGACGATACGTCCGTCATTGAGACGACTCCCGGATCGCCGGTCGCGCCGTTCGAATGCGTCGCGGCGCCGGCCGGCGTGGCGTCGAGTGTCGCTGACGTCGAGATTGCGCCCGCCGTGATAGGCCAGCGCAATTACCTGCCGTACATCACGATAGGCCACGACGTTCTAGGCGCCGTGACTGAACTTCGAATCAAGGACGGCGCGACGATAATCAAACGATTCAAGCTTCAGACGCCGGCCAAGGAAGACGCGCCGATTTACTTTGAGCCGCCGCTAAGGTCTTCCGTCGGCGCCGCGCTCAATTGGGCGTTGGGAACGTCCGTCACTGGCGGCGTGTTCGTGAACGGCGGCGGCTATACGAAATGAGCTTTTCATGGAAGCGCGCGCGCTTCGGCCTATCGAAGCATGACTTGCTCCCGCAAACGCGGTCAATCGTCGCGCGCCAGGCGTCCGACCCCGGCGCGGATCGAAGGGAGCTCATCGACGGCATTTACCGCGCGGGCCTGGCCGCCGGCATTCTCGACCGGTTCGGCGGATGCTTCATCACGGACCATCACGGCGAAGATCAAGATTGGGTTTCGCAGCGGACGCTCGCGACGGTCGGCACGCCGGATAAGCTGGCGGATCGCGGATGGAAGGCGGACGGCTCAAGCGATTGGTACGGCGACTCCGCATTTCAGCCGGTCAATAGCAATCGGTGGCAGCTTGGGAGCGCGTGTCTTTGGGCCTATCCCCTGACGAACGACAATGTTTCGGGAGCAGACTGCGGATGGGCGACGGGCGCCCGCCTGCTAGGCAGTAACGGCGGCAGCATCGTCGCGCGGCTTAATTCAGCCACAAGCCTACAAGGATTCACCATCCCGAACAGTTGCGGCCTGCTGATGGCGAACCGCAACGACACGGCCTTTGCGACGCTATCGCAGGGCGCCAACATTTCCGCACCCATCGCCAACACGGCGACCGGCATTTCCGGCGGCGTGTTCACGAAATGCAAGGCGGGGTCTTCGCGGTCGGCGCGTCGCGATTTCGCGGTCGGCTGGGGCCTCGGGCTGCACAACGACCAAATAGCCTATTGGAATGAACTTCTGACTTTCTATGCTCAGGAAGTCGGCGCGCAATTCGACATCAACGTCATTCTCGACGAGCCGAACGTCCTTGTTCGTCAGTTCCTTGTTCAGCGCGACTTCAGCGACAACAAGGGCGCGATTCCGGTCCGCGCCAATATCATTGGCTCCGGGAAGTTCGTTCAGGTTCGCGCGCGCCGCAAGACGGACCTTTCACATACGGTCGTGCCGTTCACGACTGTTGCCGGCCCGGTCGATACGGGAATCGTCGAGGCGTATCTGCCGGGAGTCGACGCTGGCGAAAACGTCGTGCTTGACGCGCAATTTGACGACGGGTCGTCCCTGACGGCGCCGACGCTTGGCGCGTGGTTCGTCGGTGACTTCCATATCGACAAGGGCGCTTCGAATTCGGTCGGCTCACACGCTACGCTGACGGCGCCAGGCGTATCAGGCGAGGAAGAACTACGTTACGCGGGCGGCGATAACGGCGGATGCCCTATCATCAGCGCGCCGAAGCTTGCGGGCTCGACGGCCGAACCGAACTGGAAAGACCCATATGGCGGCGACGGTTCGGTGCTGGCCGGCAATTTGATGGCTGACCCGGTACTAGGTACCGGCCTTCCGTTCATGGTCGCCTATGTCGACCTCGGCTCGACCGGGAGCGAGAACTATCGACCGGACGGACCGCCAGTGAACGGCGTCGACAATTGCGACGAACTCATGGTGCAAGCGTTGACCGCCGGCCGCTTCAAGCCTGGCTTTACGTTCTCATGGGTGGACTCGCGCGATGGCGGTATCGACGCCATCTTTAACGTGACGGCCGCGCGCTACATCGAAAACACGAACCTTGCTATCGACCTATACCGAACGCGGACGGGAAACCCTAACCTCGGCTTTTCTATCGGCATCCTGGAGAATTTCAACTATTCGTCGCTGAATAACTCAAACATGGAAATCATTCGCCAGGCGCAGATAGCGGTCTATGACGCGCGGAAAAACGATAACGTCTATTGGCTCCCCATGTATGCGCTGATTCGACCGGAGGACGAAAACCTTCACCATCACGGCGACGGCTACAAGCAGGCCAAGCGGTGGAATCATCGAAATTGGATGTTCCACATTGGCGAGCGCTCGCACGATGCCAGCGGCCCGCATATTACCGGCGCAACGGTCGAGGCCGGCACGAATATCCTTCGCGTGCATTGGGCGCTGAATGGCGGCACGGCGATACAAGGCCGCGTTGCCGACACGAATATCACCGGCTACACGTTCAAGCTACAGTCGGGCGAAATCTTCGATTGGCTGGGCGACATTGACGGGCTCGACGTCGTTTTTGAATTGCCATTCACTATGAACACGCTCGCCGACGTCCCGTTTTACCATCACATTTACGGCGAAGAGCCGGACGTAACGAACATGACTTTTGATGACGACTTGTGCGAAGACGGCGAGCTTGGCTGTCCCGGCCAATGCGAACGCGGCTTCAAGATGCCGGAGCTAGACCCATGAACGAAGTTAAGCAAATCTTGAACGCAGAAAATCCAGTGTCGGAAGTCTACACACCGGACGCGCCGCAGTTTTGGGCGCGGGTCAACGGCGCCTTCGAAGGCCGCGTCGTCCTGAAGCGCAGCACGGATGCCGGCGCGACTTGGGGCGAGTGGTTCGGCTTCGAAGAGCCGGAGGAATTGAAGGTCGAACCGGAGGCCGGAACGGTCTACCGCTTCGAATTGGAAGACTTCAAGGGCGTGATGGTCGACGTCCGGATAGGCGTCTAGCGCGCGACCTCCGGCGGCGCTATAGTCGCCGCCGTCGGATCAGGGCCAGGCGCCCGAAGCATAGGAGAGTCGACGCATGACTACTGAAGCTCGCATCGGCCACGGCGCAAAGTTCCGCGTCGCTACGCCGGAGGCCCCGACCATCTATCTGGACCTCGCCGAAGTCACGAACATTGGCCCGCCGCCGATGACTCGAGACGTGATCGACGCGACACACATGGACTCGCCCGACGGCTGGCGCGAATTCATCGCCGGCCTGAAGGACGGCGGCGAAGCGTCGATTACCCTCAACTTCGTTCCCGGCGGCGCCACGGACGCCAGGCTTCGAGAAATGCAGACGGAACTCGAACCGTCGCCCATCAAGATCGCGTTCCCGTCCGGCAGTGAATGGGGCTTCACGGCCTTTTGCACCGGCTACACGCCGCAAATGCCGGTCGACGACAAGATGACCGCCGATTGCACCTTCAAGGTGACAGGCGCGCCGGACTTCACCGACCCGTCATAAACCCCGCGAGAAGGGGACCGGAGTTTACCCGATAAGGGATTGTTCCCGGTCCCCGCCCCGTTCACTCAAGAGAAACCGGCGGCCTCGGATATCAATTCGGACCCGAAGGCCGCCGGAAGCAACAAGGCGAACCATGGACAACCGGGCTAAAGGCGAAGTCTCTTTCGAACTGGCGGGCGCGGTCTACGTGGCCCGCTTTTCCATGGACGCGCTCATTCGGGCCGAAGAGTCCCTGGATATGGGCATCGAAGAAATCTTCCGGTCCCTCGAAAAGAAGCCGCGCCTCAAGATCATTCGCGCGCTCTTTTATGCAGCGCTCGCCGAGAATCACCCGGAGCTTAACGAGCGCTTGGCTGGCGAACTCTTCCTACAGGTCGGAGTCGGTCGCGTGACATCGCTTCTCGACGCGGCCGCGAAGTCGGCGTTTCCGGATCAAGCGAAGGGAGGCGGCCAGGATGGCGACGAAATCCCTACGCGACGGCCGGCCGGTGGAACTGGCCGGCGCTCTGTGAAAGCGCGATAGAGGCCGGACTTTCCGAGGCGGACTTTTGGCGCTCGACGCCGGCTCAAGTCTCCCGCGTCTTCCGCGCCGTCGGCGCCCGCCATCGTCAAGACCTTCGCCGCGATCTAATCATGGCGTGGCATATCGCGGCCCTTCAGCGGTCAAAGAAACTGCCGACGCTCGACTCCCTACTGCGCAAGCTCCCGGCCGCGCGCCGTGCTGACAACCGGCCTCAGTCGTTGCAGACTATGGAAGCGATGGCTAAAGCTTGGACCCGCACTCTTGGCGGCAAGGTCCGGAAGGTCGATAGCAAATGAATTCAATCATCGGCGCGCTTCGTGCGGTCTTGGGAATGGACACGGTCGCCTTTGAAAAAGGCATCGGCGTAGCGCAAAAGCAAATCTCCGGCCTCAATCGCACCTTCCAATCGGTCGCGAAGGATATGGACAAGGTCGGCAAGGTCATGTCCGTCGCCGTGAGCGCGCCGCTTCTCGCCATGCGCGCCGTAACGACCAAGACGGCCGCCGACTTTGAAGAGGGCATGAACAAGGTTCAGGCCGCGACGCAGGCCACGGCCGCAGAATTTACGGCGCTGACTACCAAGGCGCGCGAGATCGGCAAGACGACGGCCTTCAGCGCGACCGAAGCCGCGAGCGCCATGGAAGCGCTCGCTAAGAACGGCTTGACCACGAAACAAATTCTGGACGGCGCGGCACAAGCGACGGTCGACCTGGCCGCCGCCAATGGCGCGCAACTCGCGCCCGCCGCCGATATCGTAACCGACACAATGAACAACTTCGGCAAGACGGCCGCCGACCTGCCGGGCGTCGTGTCCAACATTACTGGCGCGCTGATCGCTTCGAAGTTCGGCTTCGATGATTACAAGTTGGCGATGGGCCAGGCGGCCGGCGTCGCCGGCAAGGTCGGAGTCACATTCGAAGACTTCAACGCCGCGTTGGCCGCGACGTCGTCGAGCTTCGCCAGCGGTTCGGACGCGGGAACGTCCTTCAAGACCTTCCTTACGAAACTGTCGCCGACGTCTATCGAAGCCAAACAAGCCATGCAGGCGCTAAAGCTGGAATTCTACGACTCCAACGGCGCCATGCTTTCGATGGAGAAGATTGCCGGCAATCTGCAAGGCGCGTTCAAAGAACTGTCGGACGAAGCGCGCACAAGTTCGGCGACGAAGATATTCGGAACGGACTCCATGCGAACCGCGCTGGCACTCGCGACCGCCGGGACCGCCGGCATTCGCAAGATGCGCGAGGAAATCGCCAAGGTGTCGGCGAGCGATCAAGCGGAAGTCCGGCTTCGCGGCTTCAACGGTGCCATGCGGCAATTGAAGAGCGCAGCCGAGTCCCTGCAATTGGCTATCGGCGACTCCGGATTGCTGGCTACCGCGACAAAGTTTGTCAACGTCTTGACCGATCTGACGCGCCGCCTGGCCGCGCTCAATCCGGAAGTGCTGAAGTTTGCTACCATCGCGTCAAGCGTTGCCATCGCCATTGGCCCGGTATTGGTCGGCGTGTCGGCGATCACGAGTGCATTCGGCAAAATGATGGTCATGCTATCGCGGGCCGTTCCGTTGCTGGCTGGCGTCATGGTGGCCGTTGGGCCGTGGGCTGCGCTCGCCGCTGCGATCACGGTCGCCGTGGGTGCGGTCGTTCTCTTCTCGGATCAGATTCCGATTTCAACCGACGGCGCCTATATGCTGTCGGATGCCCTGGCCGGCCTTGGCGCCGAAGCTGCGCGCATGGCGGCGCAAATCGAGCCGGCCATGCAGTCGTTGCGGGAAATCGGGATAGACCTTCCGGCGATTGCCGCGAAGATCGGCGGCGTATGGTCGACGGTTGCCGGCGTCGTGGTCGACGCGCTGGCTGGCGTCGCGCGTTACGTGATTAGCATTGTCGACTCCCTTGGCGGCCTGTTCATGGCGCTGAAGAATGTCGTTGTCGCGACGTTCAATTTCGAGGGGCCGCTTCTGTCCGTCGAGGAATTTGCGAAGGACGTTCAACGCGCGGTCGCGAAGTGGGTCAACGAAGCAATCGCCGTCATGAATTGGCTTCGCGAGAAGATCGGCAAGGACCCGCTGCCGCTCTTGCCAATTCCCGACTTCGTTTCGAAAAATGCGAAGGCGATGGAAGAGGCCGGCGCCAAGATCGCCGACGCCTGGCGCAAGGGATTCGATAGCCGTCTAATCGGCGACGCGATGGACCGTGTTTCGCGAGACGCCAATACGGCGGCCATCAACCGCCAAATCGGCGCGCCTGGCCCGGACTTCCCGATTTCGAATAAGCCGGCGCCTGTCGCGCCGCCGCCGGGTGGCGGCCGTGGTGGCGCTGGCCTCGCGGGCGGCGGCGGTGGCGGGCAGGAAAGCGCGCTTAAAAAGCTCAAGGAATTCATGGCCGAGAATGCGCGAGCGATAGAGCTTGAGCGCATGTCGGCCGAACAACGGCAGATTTCGGAAGCGCTCTACAAGGCCGAAGCGCTGGCGAAGGAAGCCGGCGTGAAGCTCACGAAGGACGACACGGACGCAATTACCGCGAACGTGCTTGCGTTGCGCGCCGCTAAGACCGCGACAGACGAAAAAGAGCGGATGGACGCGCTTGCGAAGACGACTATCGAAGAGGCGACGTCGGCGCAGGAAAAATACAATAAGCTGATTGCCGACCTCACGACGCTCTACAGCGCGGGCGCCATCAGCCAAGACCAATATTTGAAGGCGCAGGAACTCGCGCGCGAGAACATGCGCGGCGGCAAGGGCGAGTGGTCGACGCAATGGGCAGAATTCGCCGACGCCGTGTCGGGTGCTGCGAAGTCCGTCGCTATGGACCTTCTCGACACTGACAAGACCTTGGGTGAAATGCTCGCCAGCATGGCGAAGCGGATCGCGCAATTCGCGCTCGAAATCCTTGTGCTTCAGCCGATCTTCGACGCCATCGGTAAGATGATTAAGGGATCATTGAGCGGCGGCAGTGGCGGCGGCATTGGCGACCTGATCGGCATGGCGATCAGCGCGCTAGGAATGTTCGCGGGCGGATCGAGCGCCGGAACTGGCGCGGGCGGATCGACGAATGCGAGCTATGGCGGCGGCATGTCTTACGGCGGGCCGCGCGCCGAAGGCGGAAGCGTATCGCCGGGCCAGTGGTACAAGATCAATGAACGCGGCGAAGAGGGATTTGTCCCGCAAGTGCCGGGCCAAATCATCAGCCATCGCGACATGATGGACATAGGCAAGACCGGCGACTTCTATCAGACGAACAACATTCATCCGGACGTCCGACAGACCGCGCGCGCTCAGGTCATGGATATGCTACCGATGATTAAGGACGCGGCGGCGGGCCATGTGAAGGGCCTTCGCCAGCGCGGCGGACCGATGAAGGCGGCCTTTTCACGATGACGACATATCCCGTTCCGTTCCCTTCCCATATCGGCCCGGCGCGGATCGCGCTTCGCGGTCGCAACGTGGTCGGTATGACGGCCGCGCCAATGTCAGGCGCGCAACAGACTCAGGACTTCGGCGGCAAATGGTGGCTGGGCGAAATCACCTGGCCGGCGATGGACCGCAACCGCGCCGACCCGGTCTTGGCCTGGCTCGATTCCATGAACGGGATGAAGGGCACCTTCACGATGGGCCACCCGAAGCGGCGACAGTCGAAAGGCGTGGCCGCAACCGCGCCAGGATTGCCGAAGGTCGCGGGCGGCGGGCAGACCGGCTATGACCTGAACTTCGACAACGGCACGGCCGACGACGTCGACGAATACCTGAAGGCCGGCGATATGGTGCAAATCGGAACGGGCCTTTACCGGTTGGAAGCCGACGTCGATTTGACCTATGGCGCCGGCATCCTTCACTTGTGGCCGCTCTTGCGGACCTCGCCGGCCGATAACGCGCCTATCGTGGTCGCAAACCCGGTCGGCCTCTTCCGCCTGTCCGTCAACGAAATCGGCGACGAAACCGACGAAGCCGGGACCGTCACGATTCCGACTGTTCCTTTTATCGAGGCGCTATAATGGCGCGGCCCATGACCGCCGAAATGCTGGCGGCTCTTCAGGCCGGCCACGTTGACGTGGCGTTTCTGTTCGAAGGCCAATTCAAAAACGGCACGGTCAACATTTGGACCGGACTCGGCCCGCTCGATTATGACGGAAAGACATGGACCGGCGCCGGGCAGTTGCTTGGCATGACGGCCGTTGAAGAGACGGAAGCGATTCAGGCGAGCGGCATCACTATCAGCTTGGGCGGCGTTAGGCCGGCGGACATTGCGCTCGCGTTGACGGAAATGCAGCGCGGTCTTCCTGGCGTCATGTGGCTTGCGCTCTTCACTCCATCGGGCGCGCTCATTCCCTCGCCTATCGTTTGGTTTCGCGGGCAGATGGACGCGGCCGTGATTCAGGACTCCGTCGAGTCGGCCAAGATTCAAGTCTCCTATGAGAACGAACTTATCACGCTCGAAAAGCCACGCGAGGTCCGGTACACGGACGAAGAGCAAAAGCGGCTCTATCCCGGCGACCTCGGACTAGAATTCATTGCCGCTCTTCAGGATTCTGTATTGCCATGGGGATCGAAAGTCTAAAGCGCGTTGACGGATGGGAGCGGCGGTTGCGTCTGCTGATCGAGGATGCACGCGCGAAGCCTTTTGAATGGGGCCATCAAGACTGTTGCACCTTCGCGATTGAAGACTTCGTCGCCATGCACAACGCCAAGCCGCCGAACGTCGAACCGTGGGGAACCATGCGCAAGGCGCAACGCCTGCTGAAGCGCCATTCCGTCCGCGAGTGGGGCCGCCTATGGTTCGGCCGCGAGGTCGACGGATGGGCCGTCGGCAGGCGCGGCGATATCGCCTTGGTCGACTCGTCGCGTGGTAATTGTCCCGGCGACGCGCTGGCAGTCGTTGCCGGCGCGCTTCTCTGCTGCCCTGGCGAAGACGGCTTGGACTTCCTGCCGTTGTCGGCCGCCCGCGCGATCTGGCGTATCTGAAATGCCGTTCCTGATTCCCTTTATCCCGGTCATCATCGCGCTAGGCGCCTATGGCGCCGGCATGATTACGCTAACGGCGTTCCTGATAACGGCGGCGACGGCTGCGCTATCGTTCGTCGCGCAAATGCTTTTGAAGCCGGCTTCTAATTCGTCGGCGGCGCAATTGACCGGCTCGACCGCTATTGACCAAAAGCTGACCGTCCGACAGGCGGCGGCGGCAAGAAAGATCGGCGTCGGCCGCTTCCGTGGCGGCGGCGTGTGGGGCTTCCTCAAGGTTACGGATCAGAATCAATATCTCCGGGGCGCGTGCCTGTTCGTCGGACATCAGTGCGACGCCATCGAAGAAATCTGGCTCAATGACCAAGTCTCGCCGATTGACGAAGCTGGCGAGGTCTATGACGGCAAGTACAACGGCGGCGCCTATTTCAAAAAGTATTTGGGCCTGGCCGATCAAACGGCCGACCCAATGCTTATGAACTATGCGCCGGGCGAGTGGACGGAAAACCATCGCTTGCGCGGCATCACCTATCTTGCGTCGTCGCTCTATTGGGACAACTCAGGGACCGGACTTCGCGGCGTCAATCTATGGTCCGGCGGCGGCCTGCCGAATATCACCATCGTTGGCCGTGGCTTGCTGGCCTACGATCCGCGCACCGATGAAGTCGCCTATACGAACAATTCGGCGCTGATCGTCGCTTGGTACATTTGCGATCCGCTCTATGGACTTGGCGCCGACTACGCCACGCGCATCAATGAAGAAGCGCTGATCGCGGCGGCGAATGCCTGCGATGAAGATGTCCTGAAGAAAGATGGCACGACGGAAAAGCGATACGCGACTGACGGAAGCTTTTCGTCGGACGGCAAGCCGGATGAAATCTTGGGGCGCTTGCTGGGCGCCATGCACGGAAAGGCCATCTATGATGGCGACCGCTGGACGATCCTTGCCGGCGTCTATCAGGAACCGACAATCACGATCACGGATGACGACATGCACGCCATGTCGAGCGTCCAGACTCTCACGTCGGCCCGCGACTCCTTCAACGGCACGAAGGGGACCTATATATCGGAAGAGGACAATTGGCAGGCCGCCGACTTCCCGCCGGTCGTCTCGCAGGCATTCAAGGCACTTGATGGCGGTTTCGAGCGGCTGAAGGACATTGAACTTCCTTTCACCATTTCGCCGTCGCGTGCGCAGCGGATCGCGAAGATTGATCTTCTGTTGGCGCGCCAAGAGATTGTCGAAAACTTCACCGGCAAACTGTCATGCTGGCGCGTGCGGACCGGCGACACCATCATGAGGACGTCGGAACGCTACGGCTGGACGGCGAAGCCGTTCTATGTGGCGTCGTCGACCTTCGGCGTTGACGAAGACGCCGAAGGGAATCCGGTCGTCGTGATCCGTCTTGTCCTTCAGGAAACCGCGCCCGAAGCCTTCGATTGGGAGACGGACGAAGAGTCGCTGGTCGACCCGGCGCCGAACACGAACTTTCCGGAAGTGTTCAACGTGCTGCCGCCGTCCAATCTCCGGGTGTCAGAGCGCGCTTACTTCTCGCGCGAGGCCGGCGGCGTCAAAGCCATGTTCACGCTTGAGTTTGATCCGTCTCCGGATGCCTTCGTCAAAAGCGGCGGCCATTATACCGGCCGCTTCCGCTCGCTCGACGTGGCGGCCTGGACGCAACTTGCCGACACGAAGGATACGCACCTCGACGCGCTCGACGTGTCGGCCGGCTCTTACGTTGGCGAAGTGTGGGCCGTGAATTGGGCGGGCAACCCCTCGCCCGCCCTATCGCTCCCTTTTGAAATCGCGGCACTGACGGCCACGCCTGCGCTTGTGACGAACTTCACCGTTTCGGCCCACGACTCCATCGCGATTGCCGCGTGGGACCTGGCGCCTGACTTGGACGTGCGCGAGGGCGGAACTTTCGTCATCAAGCATTCGCCACTTCTGACGGGAGCCACATGGGACACGGCGCTTTCACTCGATGACGACGTGCCGGGAAAAACCACGCGCTGGATTCTTCCTCTCCTGGCCGGGACCTACTTCATCAAGGCGCGCGATACGTCGCTGAACTTCTCGGATGATGCGGCGGCCTTCGTTCAGTTTCAGTCCAGCGTTCACACGTTCACGCCGCTCGACTCCACTATCCAAGACCCGGACTTTCTCGGAACCAAGGTTGATTGCGTTGTCTCCGGAGGTTTCCTTGTCTTGGACGCGGCCGGAGATTTCGACGCGGTCGCCGATACTGACGACTTGGACAATTGGGATTTCCTGGGCGGCGTGGCTGTGTCCGGAACCTATGACTATGACGACACCATTGACCTCGGCGCGGTCACGAAATGCCGGCTCACAAATGTGTGCCTGGCCGCCGTCGTGAACGTCTTCGATGATTTCGACACGCGCGAGGCCGACGTAGACTCGTGGGCCAGTTGGGACGGCGAAGTAGTGGGATCAGAGGCCGACTCGTGGCTCACCGTGTCATGGACGCAAGACGACCCGGCCGGCTCGCCGGTTTGGTCAGAGTATGAGAGGCTTCACTCTTCATCGTTCGATGCGTGGGCTTTCCGCTTCCGTCGCGAGCTTGTAAGCTACGATCCGAGCTATACGCCAGCCATTGCCGAAGACGCCGTTTACGCCGAAGGGGTTTAGTCCATGTCACAGGCCGCACTTATCACGGCGACCGGCTCCGGCCTGGCGGTCCGAACGGCGCTGAACGCGGCAATAGCCCGGTTAGCGACCGGCGCCTCCGGCGTGTCACGGCCCGCCGATATCGCAACCGGCGAACTATGGATTGAAACTGACAACCCCGGCACTGGCGTTTGGTCGGTTTGGCGATGGGACGGTGCTGCCGATGTGTTGATAGGCTTACTGAACTCCACGACTCACGCCTTCACGTCGGCCGGGTCCATTGCGTCTGCCTCGCTCGACTCCTTGCTGGGCTCGACGAAGGGCATGGTAGCGGTTCGCGGCGCCAGCGTGTGGGCCGGCAAGGCGCTCGGGACGGCGCTATATCACTACCGAATGAACGCGGCCGGCGACGACGGCGAATACTTCCAAGCGCCGGCCGTGATTTCCGATCAGGTCTTGGCGGCCGTGTCGTCCGTGTCGTTCCAGAATATCCCGACGGGTTACAAAAACCTCGCACTTCACTATGAGCTTTTGCCGGGAACCAACGGCGTCAACGTCATGGCGCGGTTCTTTCAATCCAATGTCGAGGACACTGGCGCAAACTATTCCTATGCCTATCTGAATGGAAATTCGGCGGGCACGGCGGGCGCTTCCGGAGCCGGCGCGCAAACCGGCATTCTTGCCGCCCTGCTGCTGTCCAATAATGCGAACTCTGGCGGCGTCGTCGGCGTGATGCACATTCCAAATTATCAGGTCGCGCGCTACACGCGGGCGATTGCGCAATTCGGCATCGTCGACTCGGTCAACGGCTATCACAATTCCATGTCGTCTTTCGGAACTCACAACGTCGCGGGGCCCATCGACGGCGTGAAGCTCTATCCGACCTCCGGCACGTTCTCGGGCCGCGCGACTCTCATTGGCTGGTAGGGGATCATCATGGCGACGGAAGATCAGCTTGCCGGACTTCGTGAGCGCTATCGCTTCGTGCTTCGCGCCAGGCGAACGCCGGTACTGGAGGCGCTGGACCATCAATATTCAGACGCCTTCGACCGGGGCGCCGATATCGCTTTAATCAGCGAAGCGCGGATTGCCTTGCGCGACGCGCCAGCGAATCCGGCCATCGAAGAAGCGTCGACCGTCGCGGACCTGGCCGCGATCTGGCCGGCGGCCCTTGGCGAATTCCCGACCGGTGCATTCGAGGGCTGGGCGGCGCCGCCGGAGCGGCCGGGCGTTCATGTCGTGGTCGACCTCGCGCCCAAGGAAGCGCCGCCGGTCGACCCGGACGCGCCAGCGCCGCCGCCTGCTGAAGGTTCGGTCGACCACGTCGCGCTGATCCTGGCGAAGCGCCGGCTCAAGGCCGAAGAGGAAGCCAAGCGGCCGCCGCCGGAGCCGCGCCGGCAGCGTGTGACCGGCCGGAGGAAGTAACCATGTCGTCGGCGAGTCTCTTTCCGGACATACCGGCCGGCTGGCTTGCGGTATTGGGGGGCATGGGGGCCGCTATTGGCGGCTTCGTCCGCTCGATATGGAACGGCAAAAACAAGGAAATCGAGGATCGCGACAAGACGATTGCTCTTCGTGACGCGACTATCGACGCGCTCCGGCTGAAGATAAGCGACATGCAAGACAAGGCGATTCAGGCGTTGAAGGATCAGCTTGAGCAATCCGCGAAGCGCCGCGAAACCGACGAACGAGTCGCACGTTCTATTGAGGAGACGGCGCGCTTGATGGCCGCTCACTTTCAAAAACCGGTGCAACTATGAACGCGAAGCCAGCCGAAAATCCCTTGGCGCCGCTCGCCGAAGCGGTCGCGGAAGCCGTCATCACGGCGAAGGACGTCGAGCTATCGAAGCTTGAAGAGGAATTGACGACCGCCCGCCACGGCCAGCGCGTCGCCCGCGTCGGTCTCAACCTTGTATTGCGCGCTGGCGAACAGGTCCGCCGCGCGGTAACTGAATCGCTTGAGGCCGTCGAGCCGATTCACGGCCAGGACTAGGGAGCGCGCCTTGCAACTGTCAGAGCATTTCGACCTTCGCGAATTCACGCGGTCCGACGCGGCCCACAAGATCGGCAACGCCAACGAACCTCCCGCCGAACACCTTGAGAATTTGCGAGCGCTCGCCCGAAGGATGGAAGAGGTTCGCGCGCTCTTCGGCCGGCCGATCATGATTACAAGCGGATACCGAAACCCGGCCGTGAATGAGGCCGTCGGCGGCGTGCCGAATTCCGACCACGCCTTGGGCTGGGCGGCCGATTTTCAGGTTCCCGGCCTGGCCGATCTTGAGGTCGCGAAGACTGTCCGAGATAGCGGCCTCAACTTCGATCAGTTGATTTTCGAGGCCGGCCGGACCGTCCATCTGTCCTTTCATCCCCGATTGCGGCGCCAGGTCTTGCGCCAGCCTGGCGGGCCTGGCTCCCCGGTTTATGACGGCTTAGAGGCCGAAGCGTGAGCCCCGCCGCCGAACGCCGCCGCGCCTGGCTCGCCAAACGCGCCCGGCCGACCAAGATCAGGCCCGCCAAGCCGCTCCGGCGTCACGGGCCAGCGCTGGGCGCCCATTGCTGGCGCCGGCTCTGGCGGGCCTCCTAGCCGCCCTGTAGGGTCCTTTCCGGCCGATCTTGGCCGCCTGCCCACAAGGGGACCCATTATGCGCAAGATAGTTGCTCTCTTTTCCGTGATCGGCCTGGCCGCCAGCCTGGCCGCCTGCGCCGACTCGACCACGCCGGCCGACAAGGCCGACGACGTCGAGCTTGCTTGGGCGCTCGCCCGCATGGTGCCGGCGTCCTACGTGGCCGGTTGCCAGGCCCGGCCGACGTCCTCGATTTGCCAGGCTGGAATCGTCGACGCCACGGCGACCGCGATCAAGGGCGCGGACGTCGTGGTCGCGGCCGCCGCCGCCGGCATGCGGGCATCGGGAACCGACATGACGGCCAGGCAAAAGGCGCGGGCGGTCGCCTTGGCCGCAATAGCCGGCTTCACTCAGTTGTGGGCATCGTTCGGCGTGTCGACGACCGGCTGACTCCGGATCGAAAGGCCCGCTTGGCGAGGCCGACGGTTGGCATTGGTCCGAAACTTTGCCAGCCGTCGGCCTCGCGCGTCCAACATATCCAGCGGCCGGAGCCGTGAAGGTCGAGCCGAATAAATGAAACCGCTTCGCCCGCGATCCGGCCGACATAGTCGCCCTTGCATACCGGCATCCCTGCGACGGTCTTCAAGCGATCTGACTTCACCCATTGAATCGCTGTCACTTCACGACTCCCCACACGCGGCAGAATTCTTTGACGACGTCTTCCGAAACGTCGCGGAAGACCTGGCGCTGTTCGTCTTCCCATAGGCGATAGCGAATCGTCCCGTCGGGATTGAGGCCGTCGGGAACGGGGCCGGAGTAGACCCAAACGACTTCCAGCCGCGCGCCGTCCGGGCCGGCCGTGATCGTGCAGGACTTCACGCGCCTGGTCGTCTTCGTGTTCGCGTCCGTCATAGCTGGTCGGCGTCGAAAAGCGCCGCGAACATGCGCGAATGAATCAGGAAGACGCAACCCGCGATGCCTTCGCCGGGATGCTCGCACTTCCGGCCGTTGCATGCGACGTCCTTCGCTTCGATCATGCGGCACAATTCGACGGCGCGCGCTTGGGCGGCCGTCTCTTGCTCCGGTGTCAGGTCGGACGTCATTTCAACCTGGCTTTCTGTTCGGCCATGACGCGGTTTATCTCGACATAAGAATGCTTGTCCGGGTCGGCCGCATCGTAGAGCGTCAGACGAAGCATTAGGATATTGAGCGCCGGGTCGTTCAATTCCGATGCCCTTACGGCGACGTCATGTAATAGGCCCCGGAAAATGCGAAGCGGCGTCGCCAGTATCCCGGTCCCGGAATTCAAAAGGACTTCGTCGAGAAGCGCTGACGTGTGGACTTTCCACTCTAACTTTTCGACAGTCATTTCCGCTTCCTCTTCGCCAAGTAGGACCGGCCGGCCGGCGTGAGCGCACCGAAGGCGAGAAGTCCGCGAATGTATAGCGCCCGCACTGTGGCATCGGGGCCATAGCTCCGGGCGCGCGGATTTGCGAAAGCCGTCAAACACTTAATCATCAACGGCGACAGGCCCGTGACTTGGGCACGCCGGCAAGCCTCGCACGTCACGTCGGACCATGCGCGAGTGATCCGAAGCGTCTTCCCGTCGGCCGCCAGTTCGTCGTTGAAGTCGCCGCGTAGGCCGACGATGCCGCACGCCGTCTTCAGCCTGGCGTCTATCGCGGCCGCCTTGCCGACCTTGTGCGCCGGCTTCTCTGAATGCGCGGTCACGACTCGACCTCGAAAGGCCCGAACTCGCGATCAATGGCGGACCGAAGGCCGGTCAACCGTTGCTCTTCGCTGGCGAGCAAGGCGAACACTTCCGCCCAAATGCCGGGCGGTATCGGATTGCGGCCCTTGTTCCATTGCCAAACGGTATCGACGCGGACCCGAAGCGCGGCGGCCATCGGTCGACTCCAGTGTTCGCCGAACAGAGACTCGCCGGCCTGGCTGAATAGGTCGCTCATTTTTTCAGCACCTCCCATTTGTCTTTCCGCATCACGACGACCTCGACCGGGTCCGGATCATGCGGCATTGAGAATTGAACGGCCGCCGCGCGTGTCAGATAGATCGGCAAGACTTCGACCGTCGAGCGCGGTCCGGAGTCGCGCGTGCGCGCCTGGCCGTGTCTGTCTATCGCAATCCATCCGTTTGTAATTACGTCGCTCATGACGGCACCTTGTCGCCGTAGACCTGAACAAGCCGCCACCATATGCAGCCAGGGTCGGCGCGCATTTCGACGCCGTTAAGCCGGAACAAGACCGGCCGGCCCGTAAGGCACGCGAGGTCGGCGACGGTCTTGCACGCGAAGTCGATAGGCTGGCCGCTCTTACAGGCCAGGTGGATAGGGCGCTCGCTCATGACGCGGCATCGTCGAGCGACGAAAGCGCTTCGTCGAGACTGTTCGCGGCGGCTTCCAGTGCGTCGGCCTTCTCTTCGGCGGCCTGGCCCTTCTCTCCCTGTTGCATGTTCTCCGGCATGTTGGAAATGTAGTCGCGTTCCTCTTCGGCGATGCCTTCGATATCGCTCTTCAGAGAATCCAGTTGGTCGCGGATGGCGGTTATCCGCTTGCGGCGTTCGTTGTTCATGTCATTGACTCCTGATCCTGGCCCGGCTTCCAATCGGCCTTGCGCTGGCTGATCGTCCATAGCGTGTGATGATCGTTCAGCAGACGGCGAAGGGCCTCGCGGTCTACGGCTACCGTCGTCGAGCCTTTCCGATGCTTGGCGTTGACGGCCATCCGCAGGTCGTGAAGGTCCGAGTCGCGGGTTTCGAGCGTGGTCATGATGGGCGTCGCATCTTGTCGAACGCTGCCGGCGACGTCCGGACCAAGCAAGCGCGGCCGTCCATGATGGCTTGCGCTTCCTCGCGGTAGCGTTCGTCCGTCTGATTGACGATCCGCTGCCAAAGTTTATCGGCGTGAGCGTCGAGCGCGCGGAACAGGTCGGGCAAATCCTTATCGAGCGCGCCCGGCGATTTGCCAGGCACTTTCAATTCGGCGGCGACTTCATCGAGCGAAGCCAAGACGGCGTCGCGAACGCGGTCGCGGAAGTCTTCAGGCGCGCTCATGACCGAACTTCCTTTTTGATAGCGCGCCCGATGGCGAGCCATTCCGCGACCCGGCCATTCCAAAAGGCCGGCGTATACTTCGGCGGAATAGTCGCGTGATCGGTGCGGCCGGCGGCCTGGCGCGCGAGCATTCGACAGAAGCGAATCCGCCGCGCGCAAAGCTCGCGCGTGTGGGCTTCGTTGCCGCCGAAGGTGTAGCCGTAATCGGAATGTCTGTTCATGTAGGGCAATCCCTTTCATCCGGCGGGCCGTTCCCGCCTGTGACTCCTAAACCCCGCGTCCGTTTCCGGAGCGGGGCTGTTGGGAGCGGGGCGGCCTATGCGCGGCCGGTCCCGAAGTTCCAGACCTTCCGCCAGCCGCCTTTCGGGCCGAATGAAATCAGGTGCCGTTCGTCGTTCTCAAGACGGAGGACGACCGAATTGACGCGCGAGGCCGCCGGAGTGGCGGCCAAGAGGGCGAGCGCATTGCGCCGCGCCTGTTGCAGCGTGGGAAGCCGACCTGCGTTCGCCGGATCGAGCGTGACCGCCAAGGCGGCAATGTCGCCGACCGCTTCGCGGGCCGGGTGGTTCAGAGTGGGGAGACGGAAGCTCATCTGAAGGGCCTTTCCCTAAGCTCGCGTCGGGCCAACCCCGGCGCGTGCTGATCTTGTCTCACGGCTGGCCGGGCGGGTCAACTCTTTCCACTAAATAATTCCGTCCACATAATAGGCCGGGCCGGAACTATCCAATTCCTATGACCTCTTCACCGGCAGCAACGCGAGTCGCTGCATCCCGTCGAGCCAGGCTTGGACCTCGGAGTCCATGATAAGCGCCTGAACGGCGAACCAATCGAAGGCGTGGCCGCCGTCGCTCACGCCTTCCGACGTGTGGACGAGAATAGAGCCAAGCTTGGCGAGCAATGCCGCGCCAGGCTGTAGCGCGTCGGTTCCGTCGAGCTTGCGAAGCTCGCGATTGGTCGGCGCCGGGACGGGTGGTGGCTTCGCCATTACTGCCGAACCTGTTCGATAAGGACGCGGTCGATATCGTAGGGGCCTCTGCAACCGTCGCCGGGTTTACCGAAGACGGCGCGACCGCCCGTCAGTTGTGCGAACGACGCGGCCATCGCCGCGTTGAAGACGCCGGCTAATTCCGACCCAATGGTGCCGCTCGTCTTCCAAATCTTCCCGTCGCCGGCCGTCCCGCTAATCTCGAAAGTGTATGTCTTTTTCATCGCAATTCCTCCCGCGCGTCTTCGATGGCGCCCGCCAATTCGGCGAAGGCTTCCGGACTCCCGTTCGCCATGTCGGGATGACGGACCTTTGCGAGCGTGCGATACGCGGCTTCGGCGCCAGCCAGGACGGCGAAGCTTGGCCCGGTGAAGCCGACAAGTTCTAAGACCTCGCGCCACGGCCGACGAACGACGGCCGCTTGCTCGCCGCCAGGCGGCGGAAGCGCCGTGAAGCCGGCGAATGACCGCGTCATCATGTGACCGCCGCCGTGCCGGCCGATGGCGCGAAGAGCGTCAATCGCGATGGCAAGACTTCGCATGTTCACATACGGCCGGCTGAAAATGTCTTGAGCCATGACCATTGGCTTCGCCTGGTACGAAAAGTAAACGGCGACTCCCGGATCGTTCAACCGTTCGCCGGACTCTTCCATGCTGGGGTGCCCGTTGTTGAGGACGCGAGCATTTGACGACACAACAACCGACGTCGCGCCAAGCTTCTTTAGTTCGTCGAGCAATGACGTATAGGCGCGAAGCGGCGTGAGGCCGGTGAAGGCCCCGAGTCCCTTCCGACCAAGCGGAACGGAACGCGGCCAGCCTTCGGGCCAGTGGAGCGGATGGGCGTTCGCGCCCTTACCGTGTGTCATAGCGGCAAACCTTCCTTCGCCTTGAGCGCGGCGGCTGCCGCCTTGTCGAATTCGCGTTCAAGTCGACGCGCATTGTCGAGGGCTTGTCGCTTGACGATTGTGCCTTGTCCGGCGCGAAAGAACGCCGTTTGCTCGCGGCGCATGTCGACGCCGATCTTCAGCGCGGCCAGCGCCAGGGATTCAGCTTCGCTCATGACGCGGGCCATTCCATGCGGTCGGCAATGGCGGCGGCCTGCCGTGTCTCGATTTCGATATCTTCCAAAAGGCCGCCGACCTCTTCAAGCAATGTCGCCTTTTGCGCCTTCGTCGCCGAGTCGGCGATAGAGGCAAACTTGGCGTTAAGCCGTTCGCGGTCTTCGCTCATAGTAGCTTCGCCTCCCTCTTCATCGCGGCGTTAAGCGCGGCCTTCAGTTCCTTGTCGATTTCGGCGGCGCCCGTCCGCTTTTGCTGAACGAGTCCTTCAAGGTTGTTCATGTAGTCGCGCCACCATTCAGACCAAGCTTCGGCTTCGGTGCGTCCTATTTCCTTGTTCGTCAGGAATTGGATAGACCACTTCGCCCATTCCGACACCGTCTTGAACTCCGGCCAACCTTCCATCGGCGACCATTCCGACGGCTTGCCGCCCTTCTGTTCGGCCTTGAGCGCGGCGGCCGTGGTGCGCCTGGCGTCTTCCTGAAGTGGCGCGATCTTGTCGCCAACCGGCTTGACCTTCTCGCCTTGGGCATAGCGGGCCAGGCGTTCGCCGGTCGCCTTGTCGAGCGCGACGCCGGCCTTCGGAAAGAGAACGTCCCATCCCTTTGCAACCTTGACCGCTTCGGCCTTCCAATCCGGCACGCCGCCGGAGCGTGGCGGCAGCACGACAAGAGCCGTCATTTCAAAGACGAACTCAGGCCCGGCGATAGGTTGCCAGCCGATGGAAACCGCTTCCGTCTTGCCGTTGACCTTGACCAACGCAAGCTTGTCCTTCGCCCGGAAACAGAAGATCAGGTTCATTCGGATTTGCTGAATGGCATTCAGGAATGCGCGCCGCTCTGCCGCCGGCTTGGCCCACGCGAGGAACGTCAATTGCTTCCGCTTCCCCCAATCGTCGCCGGCCATGCGGTCTAGTTCGGCTTCGTGCATATGCAAGTGTCCGCCGTCGCCTTCGTGTTCATGGGACATGCTGTCAATTATGCACGTCTTGACGCCCTTGCCGGCGACGAAGTTCAGCGCGTCGAGATAGGCGAGCGATCCGAACGGCGCCGCGAACGGGACGTGAAGGAACTTGAATTCATCGGCGTATTGATTGGCCCGGCCGTTCTCAGTGTCGACAAGCGCGAGGTCGCCGCCGACGACCTCTTGAATGCCGACGCCAAGCAATAGCGACGTGTAGGTTTTGCCGCTCGACGACGGGCCGGACACACCGAGTCGAAGGTCCATCGCCTCGCGCTTAGCGGGCTTCATCGTGAATTGCCGCGCGGTTTTCTTGGCCATCACTCGGACTCCAGTTTTGCGGCGTGATTTTCTATCTCGACGGCAAGGGCGGCCAGCGGGATAGACGCGGCTAAGTGCGCGTGGTCGGCGAGGTCGTTCGCCATCTTGGCCGCTTCTCTTAGGCCGGCGATGCGGCCAGCCTTTTGCCACGACATGCGCTCTTCCATCACTCGGACTCCTTGACTGCGGCGATGCCGGCTTTCCATCACCCAACTCCGCTGTTCATGACTTGGGCCGCGACCTGGCGATGGGCTTCCGCGTTCACTTCCCATGCCGGCGGGTCGACGTAATTGATCCGGCGCGAGTAGCCAGGCCATACGCCGGTCTTCATCGCCGTGACGTGCTGGGCAAGGGCGTTCGCGATCTTGCCGCGCGTGTGTTCCTTCGCGACGTCGGACAGTTCGAAGGTCGACCATTCCCACGGCGCTTCGTCTTCCTGAACGACCATGACGAGGCGCGGCAGCTTGAATTCTGCCGACGTGCCGCCTTGGACTTGCGCGGCGACGAAGCCTTCGGGATAGAGGACGGATTGAAAGTCGGCCGCGAAGCTGTAGAGCTTCCGCTTCCATGTGTCCGGCGCCGCAAGCTCGCCCGTCGTCTTGTAATCGACAATCAGGCCATGCGGCGCGAACTTCATCTTCGCCGGCTTTATCCAACGATCAGCGCGAGCACGAAGCCACACGCCATTGTCGCGCCACGCGGCGACGACCTCGGAAATCCCGCCGAAGCGGTCATCAAGGAAGTTCGGCAAGACGTCGCGCGCGTCGTCAGGCTGAAGCTTTAGATCGGCTATCAGCTTGTCCGTCATCGCCCGGCAGCGCTCGAAATCCTTTCGCAAGATCGGCGTTGCGCCAAGGCTCCGGACTTCGCGCGCCTTTTCTTTCGCCGCATCGCTTCGCCAACTATTCATGTCGACGACGGAATAGCGGCCGGCGTTCAGCAAAAGCGCGTGCGCGACGGTGCCGAAGTCCATTCCGGCCGTCGCTTCGTCCGACCGATAGTCGGGATTGAGGCGCGGGTGATTGTAGCGGGCATGTGAAACCGACGTCGCCGCGATGGCCGCGAGATAGTGCGCGCTCGCCGAAGGTTGCGGGCACGGATCGAGGTTATATCGGTCCGCCGGCATGTTGCCATAGAGGCCGGCTTTCGTGATCGCGAACGGGTCGGCCTGTTCGGTCTTCGGCGCGCGCTTCGCGGCCGGCGTCTTCGCCTTCGTCATTTGGCGCGCGCCCACTTCGGCGTCACGACCGGCGGGACATAGGCAACCTTGCGGGTTTGCTTGGTCCGCTTCGGCTTGCGCTCGCCGCTGCTGTTGCCGGTGCGCGGCCGATACTGGCCGCCGCTGGGTATCTTGCGCTCGCCGCCCATGCCGGGCTTTAGGTGCGTTGGCTTGTCGGTTGCTGGATTCTTCACTTTCTCTTCCTCTCGATTGTGCGGCGTGACGGGTCCGACATGCTGCCGCGCGCGATGCGGTCGAAACCTTCGACGCGGCGCTTCAATGCCGAATGGCCGCGATACACGATGAAGACCGCGAGCGGCGGAAAGCAAACCGCAACCACCGGCAACAGCCAATTATAGACGAATGCTTCCATGTCGGCGCCTCCCAAGGCTGCGCATCTTATTCATTTTTGCAAAAGGTCGTCAATCAAGTTGACAGACCTTTTTTCATAAATGAATATCGCGCCCCATGAACAAGTCCCAAAAAGCCAAGAGCGTTTCAGCATTCGACCGCGCGGTTATTTTCGCGGGCGGGCAGGGCAAGCTATCCAAGGGCGCGGACATTTCGCAAGCCAACGTGTCCAGAATCCGCAACGGAAAGCGCCCTATCTCTGGCGAAGAGGCGGTTCGGGTGGAAGCCTTTACCGGTGTCTCGCGCGAATATTTGCGCCCTGACCTATGGGGAATGTCGGCGCCATCGCCCAAGGCGAAGGTGAAGTTCCGAAGCGGTCGCGGGGCCGCTTCGGTTCTTTAATCACTCCCCGCATAGAGGACTCAGCATGGCGAAACGTGAAGGCGGATCGAGCGCGGCTCGACCGAAGAGGAAGGGGCCGGCGGCGCCCAAGGTGAAGGCCGGCAACCTGAAGGCCGCCGCGAAGGCCGCCGCGACGCGGACGAAGCAAGCCGCCGAAGAGGTCAAGCTTTCGAACTATCGGCCGCCGTCGCAGAAGGACGCCGACGTTTTCGAAACCTGGCGGGCGAAGATCGTTCGGCAAGGCAAGGTGGTCGACGCGCTCATGCTCGACGTCCGCACCGAACGCGGCGCCTATGCCGAACTGTTCGCGGCGGCGGCTGAAGCCGGCGTTCCGAAAGATCGTCTTCGCGTGCTGCGCAAGACCATTGCCGAAGAGAAGCGCGACCCCGGCGAGCGCATCGCCGAAGCTCGCGAAATGGCCTGGCAGGCGCAGGTCATCAAGTCGCCGATGGTTCAGCTTGGACTATTCGACGGCGTGATGAAGGCGCCTTCGGTCGCTGAATGGGAAGTCATGGGCTACGCCGACGGGAACAAGGGCATCACGGCAAACCCGCCCGGCAAGCCTGGCTCGCCCGAACACGCGCACTACTCCAACGGCCACGCGCGCGGGCAGAAGGAACTCGCCGAAAAGACGTTCCCTGAAGTGAAGAAGCCGACGCCGCCGGCCGGCGGTGGTGGCGGGTTTCCGCCAGCAGGCGACCCGCCGAAGAAGCTTGAAGTAATCAGTCCGTAGGAGTCGACGGTGGCGCTTGGTTTTTTCCTCGACGGTGCGACGGCGACCGGTTGGGCTATCATGGAGTATTCGCCTGACTTGAATCCGCCGCTGATCGCGAGAGGGACTTTCCAGGCGCCGCCCGGCTCTTCGCGTTCGTGGGGCTGGCGCTGGCATTGCCTTGAAGAGTGGCAGCAAGGAATGATTGAGAAGTGGAAGCCGCAACGCGGCGCGTTCGAAGCGCCGTATATTGGTAGCGTGGCGCCGCCACGGCCTGGCCTGTTCACCGACGACCGGCGCCGGTCGAGCGAAGAGGCCGTTCGCTATTTGATGGGCACGGATGCGGTTATAGAAATGGTCTTCGCCCGAAATCATATCGACTGCACCGAGGTTTCGCCGAACAGCGTTAAGAAGGCGATGACCGGACACGGTCGGCCCGGCAAAACTCGCGACGAACAGAAGCGCGCAATGGTCGCCGCCGCCATCGCTCGCGACTATCTAGTAGGCGACGACAATCAAGCCGACGCTATCGGCGTGGGGCTTCATGTGATCGCGAACTTCTACAAGAGGCCGCTATGAACGCCGCGCATCTTCTCTTGGTCGGCGGCGTTGGCTTCTGTATCGGAGTCGCGGTCGCAACCTTCGTCTTCGTGGTCGTCGGCTTCATCGCCAAACGACGGTCGCTAGTGTGGCCGGAGAATATCGAGACATGCCGCCGCCCGCCGCCAGGCTATGGCACGCGCGGCCCCAACGTCAGAACACGGAGCAAGTAAATGGAACCGAACGAACTGCGCCGCCGCGCGCAAAAGATCGTTAACGAAACGAAGCGGAACGGGAAACGCCTTCGCGCCTTCGGATGGGACACGCTCGCCGCGCTTGCCGAATACTACATCATCAATCACGGCGACATGCCGGTTATTCCGCACGCGCCAGGCTCCGGCGAAGTGGTGGTCGGCCACGTCGAGCGCGTCGCGGGCGGCCAGTCTTCGGCGCTGCCGGCCGACTTCAGGACAGAGACGATCAGCCAGGCAGAGGGCCTTCGCCTTGAGTTTGAGGCACTGACCGCCAAGGCGCTGCCCATCGTCGACAAGATCAGCGAAGCGCAATTCATCGCGCTTCAGGCGATCAAGTCCGGCGACGTCGAGCGGATCACGGAAATCAAAAAGCCGGTTCTCGACGCGCTGATCCGCAAGGAACTCCTCTTGCCGCTCGTGACTGACATAGGCGGCGCGGAAACGACGGTCACAGGCATGTCGACCTTGGGCCGTTTGGTCGAGACGTTGGCGGCCGAGAAGTTCCGGCCGTGACAATCCGACTCGGCTCTTATCGCTGCATCCTGGCCGATCCTAATTGGAAGTATCGGACATGGAACGACAAGAACGACGCGAAGAGTGCGCGCCGTCACTATCAAGTGTCAGAGCTTGAAGATATTTGCCGCCTACCCGTCGCGGCGCTGGCCGCGAAGGATTGCGCGCTCTTCATGTGGGCGACATGGCCGACGATCTTTCAGGCCGAACAGGTCATCAAGCGTTGGGGCTTCCGATATTCCGGCCTTGCGTGGGAATGGTTCAAGT